ACAAAAACCTCTTAAAGTATTAGATAATATAATACACGGAATAACTGATGGTGTGCAAGGAGACAGACTTTACGAAATAAACGAAAGACTGGTTAACCTTAAAAACCCTATGTTAACTGAAGATGGAATAAGAGAGCTAGAACAATTGATTGACGGTACCCTTGACTCATCGGGTAGAGACCTAAATAATGTTCTTATAATGATGAAAAGAGATGGGTTAGAAAGAACAATAGGGGATAATAGGTATCCAGATTACCTCCTACCTTTCAAAAAACTAATCGATAGGGAGCTTAACACTTAAAAACTAATGACAAACCAAGCAAAAACACTAACAACCTTCAACACATTTAAGAAGATAGAGGAACAAAGATTCGAGTTCGTCTTATACATCAATAATCATATTATCTGCCAAAGATATTTTGATATTAGAAATTATAATGAAGATTCACTTAACTCATACGAAATGAAAGAGTTACTTGATAATATCACTGGTATGAACAATGGTGACTTCGGTAGTCTGGGGATTATACCTAAACAATTAAAGAATAAATCGGTTGATTATCTATGGGAAAACTACAATCCATTCTATCTTAAGATAGAAGAAGGGTCAAAGAATATCTTTGAAAAAATTGATAATTTTCAGTTTGAAATTAAGATAGATAAAATTGTGGTTGCTAAGAGTTATTTCTCTGGAAATTTCTTTCAACCTAAGGTAAGATATGCTGTGGATATAAAAGAAATTATTCCATCTATTATGGCTGAAATAAGAGGTTATTTAAGTAAAAAAAATTATACAAAACTAGAGGCGATTCCAACAGTTTAGGATATTTATTGTTACGAGTGTTGTAAGACGAAAAACATTAAAAAAAATTAAGAGAATATAACTATCAGTGTGATTAACTGAAAGGGATATTCATCTTTTTTATAGAAAAAATATGGAAAAAATAGATAAAAACAGTTTAGATTATTTGGGTTATGATTATCAATTAAGATTATTATTACAAATACTTACCGATAGAAAATTTGCCAATACAATAATAGACATCGTAGACCCAAATTATTTTGTTGACCCGTGGTTAAGAATTATTGCAGCTGCAATTAAAGAGGCTAAAAAGGCATATGATATGGTCCCAGATATGGGAAGTTTGGAATTTAGGTTATTAGAAGAGATTACAGATGTAACTCAAAGAAAATATGCTCTGGGTGTATTGACTAAGATTAAAGATGCTAATCTTAATGATACCTTATATGTACAAGACATAGCAATGAAGTTTTGTAAACAACAAGAATTGAAAAAAACCCTAGTAAAAATAAATAAAATTGTTGAGGGTGGTAATCTTGATGAGTATGAACAATGTGAAACCTTACTAAGGAAAGCATTAGAATATGGTGATTTGAAAGATGATGGTTTTGATGTACTAGAAGATATTGAAGCGGTTTTAATTGATGATTTCAGAAAACCTATTAGAACAGGTATATCAGGATTGGATGAGATAATGGATGGTGGTTTATCTAAGGGTGAGTTAGCAGTAATACTAGCACCATTTGGTGTGGGTAAAACTACTATGATTACTAAGATAGCTAACACCGCTATGAACGATGGTAATAAAGTATTACAAATATTTTTTGAGGATAACCCAAAAGTAATTCAACGAAAACACTTAGCTTGTTGGTCTAAGATTGATTTGAATAGTTTATCATTACATAAAGATGAGATAATAAAGATGTGTCATGATATGAGCACATCAACAAAAGAAGGTAAGGGTATATTAAAATTAAAAAAGTTTCCAAGTGATGGTACTACAATACCAATCATTAGACAATATATTAGAAAGTTAACAGCTCAGGGTTTTAAACCAGATATTGTTTTGTTGGATTATATTGATTGTGTACAAACATCACAACATTTCGATGATGCCAATATTGGAGAAGGAACTATCATGAGACAATTTGAAACTATGTTATCTGAATTAGATATCGCTGGATGGACAGCGGTTCAAGGTAATAGAAGTTCTATTAAAGCTTTAGTAGTAGAGGCAGACCAAATGGCTGGTTCTATCAAAAAGGGTATGATAGGTCACTTCATTGTTTCTATCGCTAAAACACTAGACCAAAAAAATGATGGAACGGCTACAATGGCGGTTCTTAAATCTCGTTTTGGTAAAGATGGTATTATAATGCAAGATATTAAATTTGATAATGCAACTATTCAGATAGAGATGGGTGAAAGTAAAGGCCCTAAAACACAAGTTGCTTATAAAAATGATGTTCAAATACAACACCAGCAAAGAACCAATCAAGTTATGGAAGCTGCTCTTAATAGAAATAAAACGCTTACCGCTAATATTGGATTAATAAATCCAAATGAAGGAGTTTCACCTAATGAAAATAATAACATAAATTAATTTTTTTTTAAGATGTATGGATTTATCAACTAGTATTTTATCAGACATAACTGTGCATATGAAATATGCCAAGTATATGCCACCACTGCAAAGAAGAGAAACATGGAATGAGTTAGTAAGTAGAAACAAAGAAATGCATCAGAGAAAGTATCCGCTTTTGAAAGATGAAATTGAAAATGCTTATAAATATGTCTATGATAAAAAGGTTCTACCATCAATGCGTTCACTACAATTCGGTGGTAAACCAATTGACATAAGCCCAAACAGAATTTATAATTGTGCGTATCTACCAATAGATGATTGGAGAGCGTTCAGTGAAACAATGTTTCTACTATTAGGTGGAACTGGTGTTGGTTACTCAGTACAAAAACATCATATAGATGAACTTCCAGAGATTAGAAAACCAAATCCAACTAGAACCAGACGATTTTTAATTGGTGATTCCATAGAAGGTTGGGCTGATACAATAAAGACGCTTATGAGGTCTTACTTTGAAGGATTGTCAACACCAGATTTTGATTATTCAGATATTAGACACAAGGGTGCATTGTTAGTAACTAGTGGTGGTAAAGCTCCTGGTCCTCAACCACTTAAGGATTGTGTTCACAATATAAAAAAGATTTTAGATAATAAAAATGATGGTGATAAATTAACATCGTTGGAGGCTCATGATATTATTTGTTTTATAGCTGATGCTGTATTAACTGGTGGTATTCGTAGAGCAGCTTTGATTTCTTTATTTTCATTTGATGATGAAGAAATGTTATCATCGAAGTTTGGTGCTTGGTGGGAATTAAACCCACAAAGAGGTAGAGCAAATAATTCGGTTGTCATACTTAGACATAAAGTTACTGAACAAAATTTCTTTGACTTATGGAAAAAAATTGAAGAGAGTGGTTCTGGTGAGCCAGGAGTTTATTTTTCTAACGATAAAGATTGGGGAACAAACCCATGTTGTGAAATTGCTTTAAGACCATATCAATTTTGTAATCTTTGTGAAATAAATGCATCTAATATCGAATCACAAGAAGACCTTGAAAGTAGAGTTAAAGCAGCGACATTAATTGGAACACTCCAAGCTGGGTATACTAATTTCCATTACCTTAGAGATGTATGGAAACGTACAACAGAAAAAGATGCGTTGGTTGGAGTTGGAATGACTGGTATTGGTTCTGGTGAAGTTTTAAAGTATGATTTAGAATTAGCTGCTAAGGTTGTTTTAAAAGAAAACGCAAGAATAGCTAAATTAATAGGAATCAATAAAGCAGCTAGAACAACAACAGTTAAACCTTCTGGGACATCATCATTGGTGTTAGGAACGTCATCTGGAATACACGCATGGCATAATGACTATTATATTAGAAGAATTCGTGTTGGTAAAAATGAAGCTATCTATAATTACTTAGCATCACAACACCCAGAGTTAGTGGAAGACGAATACTTCAAACCAAAAGAACAAGCTGTTATATCTGTTCCAGTAAAGGCACCAGAAGGGTCTATATTCAGATTTGAAGCCCCATTGGACCTACTAAGTCGTGTAAAGCTATTCAACACCAGTTGGGTCAGAGCTGGGCATAGAGACGGTCAAAATACACATAACGTATCAGTTACCGTTTCTATCAAGAAAGAGGCTGAAAAGGTCTCTAAACTAGATGAAAACGGACTTAAATTACTAGACGCACACGCTCAACCAATAATGGAAGATAGAAGAGGTAGTGATGGTAATGTGGTCTATAAGGTTAATGAATGGCCATCTGTTGGAGAGTGGATGTGGGCTAATAGGCACACATTTAATGGTATATCGGTATTACCATATGATGGTGGAAATTACATCCAAGCTCCTTTCACTGATTGTTCAAAAGAGAAATACGAAGAAATGATGAAATCACTATCAAATGTAGATTTAACCAAAGTGATTGAAATAACAGATAATACCAATCTTAATGACCAAGTTGCATGCGGAGGCGGTGGTGCTTGTGAAATAGACTTCAATAAGAAGGACCTAAAGACGCATTAAAAATACCAATATTTTACCATAAAGAGGCCCGTAAGGGCCTTTTTTATTTGCTTATTTACTTATAAAAATAGTTTAGTATTATATTTATGTAATAAACACGTCATGGCAGCTGGAAAATACATAAACATAAATTATCCCTTCAAAGACTCCCACAAAGGATTCTTCCTAGACTTAAATTCAGACGATGCTTCAGCTATCAAAGCAGACCTTCTTCATCTAATATTAACAAGAAGAGGTCAAAGACTCTATAATCCAGATTTTGGGACTGATTTGTTAAGGTTCATATTTGAACCAGAAGATGGGCTTACCCTTAATAAGATAAAAGAAGAAATTACAACCGTTGTTAAAAAGTATTTACCAAAATTACAAGTTACTAATATATCGGTGGAACAATCAACAGAAAGTGATTATGCAGCTGTTGTTAGAATGGATTATACAATAACAGATGATGTATTTACAACATCAGATTTCATTATAATTAAAATTTAATGAGTGAAAGAATAATAAATATTGATAAAAGGGTATTACATCAAAAATACGTTATAGAAAATAAGTCTATAAGTATGGTTAGTAAAGAATTAAAATGTAGTGTTGATACTGTTCATAAAAGGTTAGTGGAATATGGTTTTAATAGAAATAAATCAGAAGCTCAAATAATTAAGTGTGATAGGGAGGGTGTTCATAATAGTTTTGATTTAGATAAAGATTTAGTTAGGAAACTTTATTTAGACGATAAACTAACATCATATGATATAGGGGAAAAATTAGGATGTAGCCAATATAAAGTTTGGAAAACATTGGATAAACTTGGTATAACTAGGTCTATATCAGAAGTTATGAAAAATAGACCAACATCAAAAGAAACTAAGAGAAAATTAAGAATATCACATATAAAAAGAATTGAATTAGCTCATTTTAATGGTAATCAAGTAACACCATTTTATAATAGGAAGTCAATACCTATTATTGAAAAATATGGGGTTGAACATGGTTATAGTTTTCAACATGCTGAAAATGGTGGTGAATATTATATTAAAGAATTAGGTTATTGGGTTGATGGGTACGATAAAGATAAGAATGTTGTTTTAGAGTTTGATGAAAAATATCATACTAAACAACAAGATAAGGATAATAAACGTCAAAATGAAATAATAGAATACTTAAAATGTGGTTTTATTAGATTAGATGAAAACGGTAAAGAAATTTTAAAAACAAATTAATATGGCAAACACAGGAATCGGTTATACATCTAGGTCATTCGCAGACATAAGAGCTGACTTAGTTAACATGGTTAAACAATACTATCCAGATATCTTTAATGATTTTAATGATGCAAGTGTTGGTATGATGCTTCTTGAATTAAATGCTGCCGTTGGTGATATGCTTTCATATAACACCGATAGAATGTTTCAAGAGACTCAAATAGAT